AACTTTTTTGAAATCAGCCGGACAAATGCGGCGCAAAAAGATTTCAATGATTGTTGGTTCATCATTCTTTGATGCCAACATTTCCTCTAAATACTCGGAATCAATGTTCCCGGGCAAAATGTATTCTTTGCCTTTGTATTCAACAACCAAATCAGGTTTTGATTCGGATGCCTCTAATTTGATTACAGAACTCATGCGGTTTCCTTTTCTAAATTGTGCGGCTAAAGAGAGGGCCAGCCGAAACCGGCCCCCTCAAATATAACCCGACCATCCGCCGCATCAGATGGCCGGGAGTTTACTAAGCCTCTAGGCTTGAGAACCACTTCTTGAAAGTGGTTGAACCTGCATCAGCGTATGCGGTGATGGTTACGTTGTAACCGATTGCCTCGCCTGAGGCAAGAACGCGCTCTCCAACTGCGGTAACTTCACCGGCAGGGATGTATGTGCGCTCAACGGTTGCACCGTCAATCACGTCATAAACGAATGACTTACGGCCACCTGACTGAGATGGGTCTCCATCAAGTGCGCCAGCGGTGATGTCTGAACCAAAGTAAAGTTCAAGAACATCCTGCTTGGTTTCGATTAGGGTCAAAGTTACTGAGAATGTTGCCTCGCTTGTAACTTCGCGAACCAATGCGCCATTCTGCCAAGCGCGAATCTGGTTGGTTGATTTGTCAATTGTTTCCGCGATGCCATCGGATGAAACATATCCAAGGTCAACAAATCCAACGGCCAAAGCCGAGTCAGATGATGTTGGAGCCGAGGTTGATGTTGGTCCGACATATACCGCGCCAGCAACTGCAACTCTTACGTTGTCGCTATCTAGTGCCATTTTTATCTCCTAGGGATTGAGGGCGAAAGCCCGGGTTCGGCAATGCCGAGATTTAGTTGAGGTTAGAACCTCGGTGGTCTACTGCAAATCGCATGAAACGTCTCTGAGATTTCAAATCAGAAACATCTTGAACATACGATTGAACATTTACTGCGGTGATGGGGTTTCCATCTGCCAAATCATCAAAGAGAGCCTCAACCAAAATTGAAATTCCCTCAGCGGTTCCGTAATCTGTTGCAAAAATGTTCACTCCGACAACACTTGTCATCAAAGTTTTTGAAATTTTGTTTCCACCATCGCGGCGCAAAATGATTTGGTTAGCCGATTCATCTGCGATGACTGAAACGCGAACGCCCTCATAAGGTGTGCCAATTAGGGCGGTGGTTAGGCGAGTAACCAAATGCGCCATGATGTCGCTAAAAATAACCGCATCTGCCATGTGATGTCCTAACTATGTTTGCGTGTTTCAGGTGGTTTGACATTGGTTCCTCTGCGGCCGCCTGACAAATCCAACGCTCTTGAAAGTGCGCCGGTGTCAGCCTCCTCAAAGTCTGAGCCAAAAATGACTTTTGCTCTTGCGCGGCTCCGACCAACTTTCACTTCAAGTTCCGAGCCGGGAACTGCGCCTTGAACTGATTGCATTCGGTCTCGCAACATTGATTGAATGGCAGGTGATTTCAACAAATCTCCCATGCCCTTGTAGTTCAATTGAACGTATGAACCTTGACCGTTTGGAATCATTGACTTAGACATTTTGAGACCTGCGTAAGTTGACAACTACTCCCGGATTCCAATTGCCGATTCCTGATTTCCAATCAAAGGCCTCGCCGTCAACCAAATAAGTCAAACCGCGAACGGTGTCATTTGATGAGTTGGTTTTGATTATTCAAATGCTAGTTCAAGACCCAACATCTTGGTTGCAAGCATCCATAAACAAATGGAGGCATCCAGTTTCGTTTGAGTGGATTGTTGCGGCAAATCATCTTGATGCGGTTGTTCAAATGAATACTCGCAAAGGCACCAAACCAAATAAAACCCCAAAGCCTTGGCCGGAAAGAGGGGAGAAACGTTTCGGCAACTCGCGCGCCGATGCGAAAGAAATTTTGAAACGTTCAAGAGATGGAGATTTGACATGGCAGAGCAAGCGTATGCCTACGTAACACTCATCCCGGTTGCTAAGGGTTTTCAATCCGCAGTAGCCTCGGAGTTGTCGGGTGTTGGTGGCGAAACAGGCGCAACCGTTGGTTCAAATTTCCGTTCGGGTTTCATGAATACGGTCAAGGGTTTTGCTGGACCTTTGCTCACCGGTTTGTTAGCAGTCAAAGGCATCGAATTTGCCAAGGGTGCAATTGCGGAGGCATCTGACCTCAATGAGGCCGGAACCGCTATTGATGTTACTTTTGGTAAGGCCTCAGACGTTCTGAAAAACTATGCATCTACCGCGGCCTCAACTATGGGCCAATCAAAGAATCAATTTTTGGATGCGGCAAAAACTTTTGGTATCTTTGGTAAGGCCGCAGGTCTGACCGAAACCAAAAACGTTGAATTTTCAAATTCTTTGGTTGGTCTTGCATCTGACATGGCATCGTTCAACAACACAACCGTTGATGAGGCCATCAATGCTCTTGGAGCCGGTTTGCGTGGCGAATCTGAGCCTCTACGCCGTTACGGTGTTTTGCTAAGTGATGCGGCTCTCAAGGCTCGCGCAACTGAGATGGGAATTTACAAAGGCAACGGCGCACTTACAGCGCAACAAAAGGTTTTGGCGGCTCAAGCGGAAATCATGGCGCAAACATCTTTGCAACAGGGCGATTTTGCTCGAACTAGCGATGGCCTTGCAAACTCCCAACGCATCCTTTCGGCAAATATGCAAAACATGTCTGCAACCGTTGGTATGGCTTTGCTCCCTGCAATGGCATCGTTGACTCAAGCAATGGTTCCAGTTGTTGAGGAACTTGCACCGGTTTTGGCTGACACTTTTGCGGCCCTTGCTCCAGTCTTGGCTAACCTTGCCGGTGTTTTGCCGGGGTTGCTCACCGCGTTCATTCCTTTGTTCCCGGTGTTGACTCAACTCATCACAATTTTTGCAGATTTGGCCGTTGCTTTGTTGCCATCTTTGATTTCAATCATCAACATGTTGATGCCGGTGGTTACCGCTTTAGTTCCTCCAATTCTTGAATTGGTCAAAGCGTTGCTCCCAATCATTCCGGCAATCCTCCAAATCGTTTTGGCATTCATGCCACTCATCACCGCAGTTTTGCCAATCGTTACAGGTTTGATTGAAAAACTGATTCCGGTCATTGAGTTCATCGCTGACCTTTTGGCAAACGTTTTGTCGGTGGCAATTGGTATCATGGTTGCCGCATTTGAATTGGTTTCACCGGTCATCAAAGTTGTTGGAGATGTCTTTGAGGAAGTTTTCTCAGGCGTTGAATCATTTTTCAAAGGTGTAATCAACAACATGGCCGGATGGTTTGAGGGTTTCTTGAACTTTTTCATTGATGGCATCAACACCGTAATCGGTGGAATCAATGACTTGGCAGATGCAGACCCAACCGGTTTAGTTCCGAACATTAGCAAAATCCCAAAGGCAAGTTTGCCTCGATTCATGGCAGATGGCGGATTGGTTATGGGTCCAACAAATGCAATCGTTGGTGAGGCTGGCCCTGAGGTTGTCATCCCATTGAACCGTTTTGAAAACATGATGGGCCTTGATTCCGGAAACGGTGGAGGCAAAACGCTAAACTATTACGCGGCTCCAAACATTTCAGTTGACTCAGAGCAACAACTATTCCAAGCAATGAAACGCGCAAAGGTGGTAGCCAATTGGTAAACGTTACTCTTTCCCTGATTGGTTCCAATGGAGACACCATTCTTTTAGATGGTTCCGAGGATTACCATGTTGAAGTTGGTTTGACCGGTTTTGGAATCCCATCAACTGAGGTTCGAATTGACCAATCTGCCGGTGATGGCGGTGTTTGGAAACACACCAAACGCGGCATTCGTGAAGTTGATTTGCCAGTAACAATCACCGGTGATTCTGAGGCGGATGTTCAAGCAAAATTGCGCCGTCTTTCACGTCTTTTGCAGACCACTCTTGGACCAACAAAATTGGTTGCAACTTTTGAGGATGAGTCAAGTCTTTTCCTAGAAGTTCACTATACCGCTGGAGCCGAAACACAATTTGGCGAGGATGCCACAATTTTCTATTGCCGATGGGTGTTGACTTTACAGGCTCCGCAACCTTATTGGGAAACATCTGAGGAAATTCACTATGTCATTGGTGAGGAACCAACTGGCCGCGGTTTGTTGCCGCAGTTGACAAAACTAAAGATTTCCTCCGACAACATTCTTGGTGAAATCACAATCAACAACCTTGGGGATGTTCCATCATATCCGCGTTGGGTTTTTCTTGGACCAATCTCAAACGTTTTGGTTTCAAATGGAACGCAGTCATTCACTTTGCCTGATTTGATTCCTGCCGGTGAAACAATTACCGTTGACACCGCAACCGGTGAAGTTTACGACACCGATGGAGTGAATGTTTATTCCCTTTTGGGTCCGGCTCCGAAACTTTTCTCTTTCCCATCTGGCATCACCGAAATCACCGTAACAGGTGATGAGACCGATGATGCTACGCGAGTTGCGTTCTACTACTCACCAATGTATGAGGTCGTTCACTAATGAAAATAACCGATTTAGTTGTTGAGGTTCGCAATGCGGCCTTTGAACGTGTCGGGCAGTTAGTTCCGGCTGACCTAGTTGGTTTGACCGCGGTTCTAGTGAAAAATGGTGTTGGAACTTGGTCTCTAACTTTGCCAGTTGGACACCGCATGGCCTCTTACCTGACAACACCGGGTTCGGGTTTGGTCATTCGCACCGATGAGGGAACTCTCATCTCAGGTCCAACCACCGAAATCATTACTTTGCAGGAATCCGCAGACCCTCAGGGAACATACCGAATTTCAGGCGTTGATGATTCAATCATTCTTGAGGAACGTCTCGCATACCCAACACCAAGCGTTGCAGATGTTTCGGCTCAAACAACCGCCTATGATGTTCGCACCGAATCCGCTGAGGATTTGATGAAAGATTTCGTTTCGGCAAACATTGGCCCAAGCGCAACAACCGAACGCAAAATTGACAATTTGACAATTGAGACATCTTTGCACCGCGGAGACACATACACAATCTCTGCACGTTTTGACACTCTCCAAAGCATTCTGGAATCAATTGGTGATTTGTCTGGCCTTGGTTTCCGCGTGGAACAAAACGGAGACAACATTGAGTTTCAAGTTTACGAACCGGCAGACCTTTCGGCTAACATCCGAATGGACATTGACAACAACCAACTGACCAAAACCCAATATGCGATTGCTCATCCTAAGGCAACGCATGTCATCGTTGGTGGAGCCGGTGTCGCTGAGGACCGTCTCTTTGTTGAACGCACATCAACCGAATCTCTAGCGGCTGAGGCTCTTTGGGGCCGCCGAATTGAAATGTTCTCAGATGACCGCGGCTCAGACATCATTGATGATTTGGTTCAAAAGGGCGATGAGGTTTTGGCCGTCAATGGAAAAACTTTGGTCTCAACTGAAATCATTCCAAACGATGATTTGAGTTTGCGTTTCGGAATTGACTGGAACCTTGGAGACAAAATCACCGCAGTAATTGGTGAGGTTGAAACCGTTGCAGTAATTACCCAAGTTGGTATTCGCGTTGATGCGGATGGTGTCCGAATTGGTGCAACATTGGGCCAATCGGTTGATTCTGATTTTGAATCAAAAATCATTTCAAATCAGGTTTCTAACGATTCACGCATTTCAAATCTTGAACGTTCAACAACCGGATACGGAATCAACACCGCATATCAACCTGAGGGCGGAACAATTGGGGGAACCCAACCAACATTCTCAGGCCCGGCAATTACTGGAACATACAACCGTTTCGGCAACATGGTTCATTTTTCATTGATTGTTGATTTCGCTAACATCACATCATTCGGAACTGGTCAGTATTACATGACCTTGCCTTACGCGGCTCGCGTGGCTTACGAATTTCGTGATGGATGTTTGCACCAAGGCGGCAACCAATATCACATTTCCGGGCATGTTGATGCAAATGGAACTCAATTGGTTCTTTCATCATCTGATAAAGTTGCATCCGGTGTCCAAGATGTTCCATTCACTTACAATTTTCCCGTAACTCTAACAACAACAGGCAGATTCCACATCGCTGGAACCTACGAAATCGAAGGATAAAAGATGGCAGAGCAATCATTCCCATTTGAGAATATTGATACAACTGAATCGCAGTTTTCTCAATGGGCGCGTAATTTCCAGTCAACTGGCATCAAAGGCACACCGGTAGGAACCGAGTTGAAAGTATCTGCCGCTGGAACCGATTTGAACATTTCGGTTGCATCTGGTCAGTCTTTTGTTCGCGGCCACTATTACATCAATACAGCATCAAAGACTTTGGCCGTAACCTCGGCAGGTGTCAACACTCGCATTGATATTGTTGTTGTCGAGTTGGACCCGGTTGCAAACACAATCATCACAAAAATTGTTGAGGGAACCGCGGTTTCATCCTCACCGGTTGCACCAACTTTGACTCAGACCGACACCGGAACATATCAGTTGCCGATTGCGGTCATCACAATTCCAAACTCAACTATTGCAATCACAAATGAAATGATTGCCGATGTTCGAACATTCATGAGCCATGACATTGGTTTATGGACAACATCAACACGCCCTGCAAACCCGATTGAGAATCAGACTCTTGGTTTCAATACAGACCTTGACCAACACGAATTTTGGAACGGAACTGATTGGGTTGAGTTCACCCCAACCGATGCGGTTCGCGTAACTGATTACACAACAACCGGTGATATCTTGGTTGCATCTGCCGCAAACACACCAACACGTTTGGCAATTGGCGCGGCAAATCAGGTTTTGAAATCAAATGGAACATCGGCAGTTTGGGCAGATTCGCCAAGCGCATTGAAAACTTTTGCAGTTGGTGGAGATATTAGTTCAACCTTGAACAACACATCCGGATACCATGTCATTGACAATTTTCATGCTCAGAATGGTTTGATTTATCTAAACGGCACTCAATTCACCGCCGATTCAACAACAATCAAACACCAATATCTCCCTGCAAATGCAACGATTGAGTATTACCAAAATTGGACATCAAATGTTCCAACCGGAATTGCAACATATTGGATTGCATCAGATTCAACATCAATTGGAACAAACAAGTATGTAAGCACAAACGGAACAACTTGGAGTGGCGCACCAACTGGAACAACATACCAAATTGATAGTTGGCGTTCTTATGATTACATCAATGGTTTATTCATTGGTGGCTCAATGCAAAATAACTACATCAATGGTCCGTCATATATTTATACCTCAACTGACAACATAACTTGGACAACCCGAGTGAATGGAACCGTAAGTTATGGCGCACCATACAGGCCAGTTCTAGGCAATGGCTTGATTGTCATGCCTTTTGGTTACTACAATGGCATGACCTCAACCGATGGAATCACTTGGACCGGTCGCACAATAAATCCAAACGGAGCGCAATATTTGCTTGCTTTGACATACGGCGCGGCAGGTGGATGGGTTAGCCACTCAAATTTCAACGCAGTTGGAACCTCAACCGATGGAATCACTTGGACCGCTCGCACATTCACAATTAGCACCCAAGCGGTAAACGGTTCGGCCTATGGAAATGGTGTATATGTTGCAGTTGGAAATACTGGAACAATTGCATCATCAACAGCACCAACAACAACTTGGACCGCACGAACATCAAACTTTGGCACTAGCAATATCAACGCAGTTGCGTATGGTGCAGGTATTTTTGTTGCAGTTGGAGCAGGTGGTCGAATCACTACATCAACCGATGGAACAACTTGGACCGCTCAGGTTTCAAATACAACAACAGCATTGAATGATGTTCGTTTTGTGAACTCACGATTTATGGCATCAAACCTAGGTGGTAGCGTTCTTGCAGTTTCAACAAATGGAACAACTTGGACTGTAACAAATTCATCATTCACAGCCGGATATGGTGCAATCACTTACGTTGGTTCAACTTATTACAATTACAACAGCGCAACATTCTCTGCATCAACTGATGGAATCACTTGGGGAAGTCAATCAAATTTTGTTTCACAAGTTGGAACAAAGGGCAATGGGTTATTTGTTGTTAGCAATGCAAAAGATATCAATGTTTCAAATGATGGAATTTATTGGATTATTGGATATTCAGGTTTTGCAAACCACTCATATTCTGCAATGACATATGATGCAACTCACAAATACTTAGCAGTATCACAATACAGCACACAGTATTATGTTTATGGTTCAACAAATGGAATCACTTGGACAACAAGATACTCGAATGCAAGCGTAAGCATCGGACCGGCTCGAGGAATAGCAAGCAACGGAACGACAGCCGTAACAGGATTTCAAAATGGAACATCCGCACAAGGATTGTTAGCATCAACTGACGGATTTACTTGGATTCTACAATCAGTTGTTGGAAATGTTTATAGCGTTGCATATGGTAATGGAACATTTGTTGCAAAAATAAATTCAAATGCTTACACATCAACCAATGGAACAACATGGACAGACCGCGGCGCATTCCCATCCAGTTCTGAGGGCATAACTTTTGCAAATGGTCTTTTTATTGCTGGAACATTACAGACCATGTATGTTTCAACCGATGGAATCACTTGGAAACGCAGATATACCCCGGGAGCCGGAGAAAATCCAGTTTCAACATCAACATATTTCAATGGCAAACTTTATGTTGCATCTTACGCAGGAAATACCGCTCTTTCAATAAAGTGGACAACATCCGCATCAGATGAATTGTTAGTTTCCAACTTTGGTGAACCCATTGCACTAGTATAAGCGCATGACTAATCACGTAAATCTAATAATTGCAACACCGGGCCATTCCATGATGTCGGCGTATGTTCGTAGTCTCTTAGAGGCTACGGACATTCTCCGCACAAAAGGAATCACATTTGCTTGGAGTAGCCAATACTCAAGCCATGTTGCCGATGCAAGGGAAATGACTCTCAATGGAGACAATCGTAATGACCCAAGCGAGACTCGCCCTTTCAAAGGTGAAATCACATATGACAAAATCCTTTGGATTGATTCAGATATCATGTTCAAACCTGAGGATGTTCTAAAAGCATACGAATCACCATATGATGTAGTTTCTGGCGCATACACTCTTGCAAGTGGAGAGGTAGTTGCTTACAAGGAATTGTTTGGCCCCGGTTACACGATGGATGAAGTCAAAGAAATGACCGAACCCGAACGCATTTTTGGAGCCGGAATGGGATTCTTTTGCATGAAATCAGGTGTGTTTGAAAAAATGTCGCGCCCTTGGTTTCAACAAGTAATTGCAACAACTAATTTTGATGGACAAGAATTTACATTTCCAATCATGGGCGAGGACTTGAGTCTTTGCAAACGCATCAATGATTTGGGTTTTGAAATTTGGCTTGACCCATCAATCAAACTAATTCATCACAAAACATTCAAACTAACTTGGGAGGGCCTCGCACTATGAGTTTCCGTTACGAAATCAACACAAAAAATGAAGTTCGCGTTTGGGATGATTCTAACCCTGACCCATCGGGCGCACCTTTTTTCTTACAACCTAACTGGCCTAATGGAACCGCTTGGGCAACAAAAAAAGAGGCAGAAACATGGGTGAAAGCATTTATCGCTCAGTTGGAAAATCCTGAATCAGAATTTGTTGCAGGTGATTCACCTGAGGAACCAATCAAGCCACGCCCAATCATTGAGGATTTCGCCGCGGAAACACCGGTTGAGTAATGGATGAGCAAGTTCCAGTTTGGGCGCAGGAACTAATTCGAGAAGTTACCATTTTGAATGAACGCCTCCCAAATCATATCGATTGGACAACTCGCAACGTGTTGGACCATGAAAAAAGAATCCGCATCCTTGAACAATTCCGTTTTGCCTACCTTGGCATGATGGCGGTCTCAGGTCTAATTGGCGCACTCATTTTCAAATTGATGGGAGCGTAATGGCTAAAAAGAAACAAACACCGAAACCAATTTTGCCGAGTGTGAAAGATGTTGAGGATTTTGATTCATCGGCTTTGATGCCTGATTTTCATGTTGTTCAACCGGGTGAAACTTTGTCCTCGATTGCGGCTCTTTATTGCCCTGCCGGGATGACTTTGGATTTGTTTGTTGTTCATTTGAATTTGTTGAATCGGAGACCGGTTTTGGTCAAAGGTATGAAGTTGAAAATCGCTGGAGGTTTGAAATGACTTGGATTGTTCCCTTTCCGGTTGTCTATGATGAGTTTGGTTCTCTTTCGCCTGAGCGTAAGAAACTAACTGGCAAACCTCACCGCGGTTGCGATTACAATGGCTTGGACCCGAAAACAAAGAAAAAGGTTTTCAAGTTCCACAAGGGGATTGCTCTCCCGGCCGTCAACGATGGCACAATTTCGGCAAACTATTGGTCTGACATTTTGGGTTGGGTTGTTGAACTCAAGGTGAAAGGCACTTGGAAAGGCAAACCAAAGGATTTGTTTTTCATGTATTGCCACTTGGACAAACAATCGCCTCTCAAGGTTGGAACCAAGGTCAAATCAGGTGATTCGGTTGGTGGCGCAGGAACAACAGGTTCCGCCTCATCCGGTGTCCACCTACATTTCACTTTGTCGCTCACCTCTAAGGGTGGCGCACTTGGTCAGGTTTACGATGCTCACGCGTATTTGCTACGCCGCGTAGCCGAACAAAACAAAATTGAAACCCCTGCAACCGCATCCGCAGAAACAAAAACTCGATGCGAGGCATGCCCTTGCAAGAATGGATGCTCAAATGAAAAACCTAATTCCTAAAATCAAAAACATTCTCATCCGCTCAATCGGTGTCATCATGTTCGCGTTCATTCCGGGCATGGCCGTTGGTGGTCCGAGTGTTGGTTGGTTTTGGGGTGGCGTGATTGGTGTCGCAACCGTTTTCTCATCCATCATCATTTTCTTTGGTGTCCAACTTGCTTGGGATGCCATGATTTCAGATGAGGATATTGAAAAGGGTTTCCGCGCCGCAGTTGCAAAACAGGCCTCAGAAAATGAGGACATTCGCGCCGCCGTAAACACATCGGCAGATGATTCTATTGATTGGTCAGATTTCCAAGACCTCGATGAATCAGATAAGTAGTTCTCTTTCTTGAATTTACCCCTCTAGGCTAAGGCTTGGAGGGGTTTTTTCTTTTGCCTGAATTTTTCATTCGTGCAAGAATGCGGCGTTGCAAAGGCGTTGTTCCACCCCAAATGCCAAATTCCTCTTTTTGCTCAATCGCGTATTCGGCGCAAAGATTCTTGACCGGACACGCATCACAAATCGCCATGATTTCACGCAGTTGAACGTATGACTCTTTCAAACCGTCTGAGCCGGTGAACCACAAATCCGGGGCGTTTCCGCATCCGATTGTGATGTTCCATTTTTTGATGGTGTCGTTGAGTTTGAGATGGAGCCGGGCGGCCTCTCGGGTTCGAAAATCCATGGTCAAATTCCTCTCAATTGTCAGACCTAAATGGTATGATGAGCGTATCAAATTAGTCAGGCAAATGCAAAACCCGAGGAGCGTGGCTCAACCCGGGTTTCGCGGATGCCATGGAGAGGAAACAACATGACATCATTAGAAACATTACCACACATTCTCGGAGATGCGAGATTCATTGCGCGTTTTGAAAACAACTCTCCCGAATGGTTGGAGTTGCGTTCACGCGGAATCGGCGGTTCGGATGTTGCAACAATTTCGGGTTTGAACAAATGGGAGTCCGCGGCAACGCTTTGGTATAAAAAATCCGGTTTGATTGATTCGGTGAAAGAGGACAACGGCGCGATGGAATGGGGCCGCCGCTTAGAGGCTCCGATTTTGGAAAAGTTCATTGAGGATAACCCTCAACTTGAGGTTTACACCGATTGCGGAACTTGGGTGAACAAAGACCGCGAGTATCAGATTGTGAATCCGGATGGTTTGTTCAAAGATGAAAACGGTGATTGGGGAATCATTGAAATCAAAACGGCGAGGTTTGCAGATGATTGGGCCGCTGGAGTTCCAGTTTATTACTTGACTCAGGTCCAGTATTATTTGAATGCCTTTGGTTTCAAGCGCGCGTTTGTTGCGGTGTTGATTTCAGGTTCCGATTACCGCGTGTTTGAAGTTCAAGCATCACCATTGCAACAATCGGTTGATTTGGAAAATGTTGAACGTTTCATTGCATCGGTTGAGTCAAAAACGAAACCGGATTGGGATGGTTCCGATTCAACATATGAGACGGTTCGAAAGTTGCATCCTCAGATTGAGGATGATGAGATTGAGATTGGTGAATTGGCCGATGTTTACGCATTGACTAAATTGGCCGCAGATGAGGCCGCCAATGCTTTGCAGTTGGTCAAGACTCAAATCCTTGACATGATGGGCAATTCTAAGAAAGCAACTAGCCGAGGCAAATGGGTGTTTTCACGCCAAGCCAAAGGTCAGGGCGTTCCTTACTTGGTTGAAAAACGTGGATAGTCGTTCGGCTTTCGACATTGACAACCGCCGGGGAAAACTTGGTGAGGATTTGGTTGGAACTTTTGTTTCGGCTCTTGCCAATTCCCGGTTGGAAGTCAAAACGGATTTTCGTGCCGGTGAAACCGGTAATGTTTACATTGAGACACATCAAAAGTTGCAATCGGGTCAGGTGGTTGCATCGGGTTTGAATGTTTCCGAGGCTGAATTTTATTGTTTGGCTGGTCCGAAAGGAAATGGGTTCATCGTGATTGATTCGGATGTTTTGAGGCGGCTCGCCGCAGATGCGCCGGGTCGAACAATTGCAAATGCTAACATAAACAGCAATCCGACAAATGGGCGGATTGTTAGACTCCAAGACATTCTTGGGGAAATTTTTTGAGAGGAAAAGAGAATGGCAAGGCCAAAAGATTACATTGATGTTGCTCAGAGAATCGTTGAGTTTCGTGAGAAGTTCCCAAATGGTTCGTTGAGGCAACTTGATTTGAAGTTCATTGATTTCGCTGGCAAATCTTGGGTGGTTTACACCGCCGCCGCTTACCGTTCACCGGATGACACAATTCCGGGAATTGGAACGGCTTGGGAACCGGTTCCGGGTCCAACGAATTTCACAAAGGATTCTGAGGTGCAGAATGCTGAGACCTCGGCTTGGGGCCGCGCCATGATTGCCGCGCTCGCCGTTGATTCGAAAGATGGCATTGCATCGTTGAATGAGATTCAGGCACGTCAAATCCCTGAGGCTAAGATTGGACCGGATTGGTTGGACATTGCCTCCGCGTGTGAGACCCCGGCCGATTTGAGACAACTTTGGGCCGATGCTCGCAACGGTGGAGCATCTCAAGAGATTCTTGACAAGATTGAAAAGTTAGCGAATGGATGAGAAGTCTCGCCAAATTCTGATTGCCTCATTGATTGAGCAAAAGGAATTGATTGATTGGCATTGGGAACGCGGTCAGGACAACTATGCCGATTCTCAATATGAGGAATTGAAACGATTAGCCGCGAAATTGAGGGATGAAATTGATAGAGACACCGCAACAGGTGATTGATGAATTGGCAAACATCCGTTCTCAATCTGAGCGTGGAATTGTGATGCTTGCCGAGGCTGAAAAGAAAATGATTGAACTTGAACTTGAGGCGCAGAGAATCGAGTTGACTACTTTCATCAAAACGAATGGAACGGTTGCAGACAAAAACGCGATTTCCAAATTGGAGGCTCTCCCGGCTAAACAGGCGGCTGAGTTTGCGGCGGCTGAGGTTTCTCGCATCAAGCAAAAGTTGAAACATCTTTCGGAGTCTCAAATGGCGGTGATGTCTGCCGCTAAAATGGTTGAGATTCAATGGAGGGGATGATGAAACTCCCAACGCAGGTCAAGATTGGTTCGCAGGTTTGGCAGATTAGCGAACAGAAAAGAAAACATTCGGCAGACCCGGAACATTACGGTTTTACGGTGTCCAAGGATTTGACCATCATTTTGGATGCTGAAATGCCTGAGTCAATCAAACGCGTAACCCTTTTTCATGAGTTGTTGCATGCGGTCCGGTTCACTTTTGGAGGTTCCTTTTCGCCGCACAAATCAACATCGTTTGATGATTGGGAGCATTACTGGATTGGGCTTTATGAGGAGCCAGTTGTTGCGATGCTCAGAGACAATCCCGATTTGGTGGAGTATTTGTTGAATGAATCCTAAACAATTCGCCAAGTTTGTAACTAGAGACCGCGCATGCTACCATTGCGGCGGTGTTTCACCTGAGACATGGATTCCTCAACACCGAAAGAATCGCGGCATGGGAGGGAGCAAAAAATTGCGCGATGACCCAAACAACATCATCGTTTTATGTTCCGAGGCGAACCAACGTCTTGAAAGTGATGCCGCATTCGCCGCCATTGGCCTCAAATTCGGGTGGAAACTCGAATCATGGGAGGATTTGTCCAAACCGGTTTACGATGCCGCTACGGGCTTTTGGTGGCGTTTGGAGGGCATGTCCAGAATTAGAGTTCCAAAAGAGCCAGATTCCGAATCTTGGCTTTAGAATCAAAATCGAGAGGAAAGCAACATGAGCATTCAAAAAATCATTCGGTTGGACAACCAACCATTCGCGATGATTCCAAATTCAGTCATCCGAAACCCAAACATCACAACCGGCGCATTCCGCCTCTTGGCTTACTTGATGAGCCACTCAGACGGTTATGAATTGACCTATGAACAAATCGAACGCCAAACAACATTGGGCCGCTACGCAATCAATGAGGCATCAAAGAATCTGATTGAACTCGGCTATTTGGAACTGGAAAGACCGAAACAATCCAATGGCCAGTTCGGTGCAAAACATTGGATTATTCTTGACCCAACCACCGTTGGTAATTCCACTATGGAATCGCACCACATGGTAAAACCAACGGACAATAAAGAAAACAACCTAAATAAGAAAACAACTAATAAAGAAATACTTGCTCAAAATGAATTTGAGCGAGAGAGTTTTGAAACAAATTCAATCGAATGGGAAACCCAACACGATGCGTTTGACATCTTTTGGGTGAACTATCCACGCAAGACCGGAAAGGGAACCGCCAAGAGAGCATTTTGGAAAGCCGCCGCAAATAATCAAATGGCTGAAATTCTTGATGGAGTTGTTCGCATGAGCAAAGACCCAAATCTCCCTGAGACTCAGTTCATCCCTCATCCTGCCACTTGGTTGAATCGTGATGGTTGGTTGGATGAACCGTATCCGGTTCGCATCAAATCGGCTGAGGAACTTGCTAGGATTGCTAAAGAGGAAAACGCTCGCCGCAGAGAGTTGGACCTTGAGGCAACACGCCAATTGCAGATTCAAATGAGGTTGTCTGAAAAAAATCGAAGTGCTACAATTCCAGTATGCGAACATGGAAACACCATCGCGAGATGTTTGAAATGTTTGAACAAAAAACAATCCTGAGAGGAAAAAACAAATGAGTATCAAAATCGAGTTCACCGGTTATGTTCGTGAAATCAAAACCGGAACATCAAAGACCGGAAAGCCTTGGACCCTTGCCAAAGTGGTTCACAATCAGGTTCGCAAAAATGATTCAGGCGAATGGGAAAATGTTGGAAAAGACTTTTTTGATATCTTTTTGCCTGAGGGTGTTTCACTTGCCGAGGATGACCGCATTGAAGTCATTGGCAAATTGAAAACATCACTTTATGACAAAACAGACGGCACAAAGGGAATCTCTTTGAGCGTGAACGCTGATTCGATTCGCAAAGCCGATGCGTTCAAAAAGGATGCACCAAAGGTTGAATCAAAACCGGCTGAGATTCCTGCAACATGGAGTGAAGTTTCTCAGGCCGCACCGGTTTCACCTGAGGATGCACCGTTCTAATGGCTCCAATTCTTTTCGCGGCATTCATCGGCGGATGGCTTTTTGTCATCGCCGGTGAGTTGTCGGGATTTTGGCAGGTTGGAACTTTTGTTTTGGCATTTTGGTTTTTGACGGCGGCTCTTTGGAACGCTTGGTTTTTTTCGCGTGAGGACTGAGGCTTACTTTTCGGTTGTTGGTGTTGAACCGGCTCCGCAGGGTTCGAAAAAGTTTGTTGGGAACAATCGGTTCATTGAGGCCTCAAAGAAACTGGAGCCATGGCGTGAGGCGATTGGTGAGGCAGTTGAGCGCATGTTTGCGGCAACGGTTGACCGGGAGTGTTTTGCCGAGGATGTTCCTCTTGAGGTGATTGTTACGTTCATCGTGCCTCGCCCGGCAACGGTGAAAGAGTCGGTTCGCCCTTGGCCGGTGAAAGCCCCGGATTTGGACAAATATTGTCGAAGTCTTGGCGATGGGATGAGTTTGGCCCGGTATGTCAATCCCCCCTTGATTCCGGATGATGCTCAGATTGTGAAGTGGACCGCTGAAAAGGTCTATGGGAGCCGGGCAGACATGGGCGCGAGGGTTGCGGTCAGGCTTTATAGCCAAAAATAACAGTTTGATAAATGTTTGAAAAACACGCCAAAATGTTTCATTTGTTTCAAAATCTATGGTAGATTTTACTCATGAGCCAGACAGGTTCACATTTGAGAGGAAAACAAATGGAAAAGCAAGTTTCAGTTCAGGCAGTTGCAGGGGCAATCCGCGCAACCAAAACCGTTTCAGTTAGTTCACGATACACACACGCCGGAGCAAGGTCAGTTCGTAGTTGCGGCGTATACACTCAAACAAACTACAAAGGCGAAGTCATTCTTGACTACTGGACCGGCGGATATGCACATAACCAAGAGCGCAAAGACATCGAACTTGCAGATGTAATCACAACATTGGCTCGCAAAGGCTATGCAGTAATTCCAACCCCAAAAATGTCATATGGCGTTGAGGGAATCGAACTCATCGTTGTTGCCGCCTAAGAAAAGAATTTGAGAGGAAAACAAATGACCGATTTGCAAACACTCATTTCAATTGCTGAAACGCACGAAACCACGAATCTGAAAAAGATTCAACGCGCTCAACAATCAAAACTCATGATTGCAAAACGCAACCGAGACCGCAGAGCCATTTGGTTCCTGCAACCTCGCGTTGATGCAACCGCTCAAGTCCTAGTAACTCGCAAAGTTGGTGCATGATGTCAACAATCAAATTCGCACTCGGCACAATCCTTTTCGTGATTGTTTACGGAGTCATTGACATTCTTGCCGGACTCATCCCGGCATGGGTTGGAATGATTTTCCTACTTTCCCTAAGCATCGGACTCATTCGCCTCGCATTCCTAATCGCAAAAGAGGCAAGCAAATGAAACAACCTCAACAAATCACCGATTTAGTCAATGAGGCCCGAGATGCATTCATCGAGTTTGTTCAATCAATGGACCAAGCAAGCGCGAAAAAATACATGAACCTAATTTCGCGCATCGCAAATGAACTTGACATCACCGAACAAAAAGCATTGGAAATGGTCAAGGGTTATGAACGCTAAAGAAACAAAAGCATGGTTGATGGAGTTGGAACGCGAACGGTTGGATACATCATGGAAAACACCTCCGATGAAACACCAACCGGAACCAATCATCATCATTCGCGAAAGCAAAGAAAGCAAAAAAAAGAGGGAACAAAGAGACCAAACATTTTTTGATGCAGGTCGCTATTTTGAGGGTGCAAGAGACACCGCCGCAAGATTGGCTTGGAATCGTTTGGACAAGGGGAGGGAAACAAATGGCAAGACACCGCGCTAAACCAATGACCATTTCGGAACGTCTTTGGCAGATTCGCCGCAATGTTATTTTCAAACTTTATCGGAGGCGCAAATGATAAATCCGGAACGCGAGTTTGAATGGAACCGCAATGAGATTGTTTTTGATGAGGCTCATTTTCGCCGCGAGGGAGCGCGAGAGGAACGCAAACGCATCATTGAGATGATTCAGGGCATGACCAAGAAACCATCGGCAATTCTTTTGAAAATAGTGGAAAGGTTGAGCAACGATGATTTTTGAAACCGGTGCCGAGGAATTGGCATATGAAAAAGGTTGGGCGCATGCAAAAGAGGTTTTTGAGTTTGATGTTCGCGATGACCGGGAACGAATCGTGAAAATCTTGAATGCCAAAATGACTCATGATTTTGCTTATTGGGGAGACTCATCGGGTGTTGAACGGAGTCATTCTCAGTTTTGCCGCCTTTGTGAGATTGTCCAATTAGTCAACACACCAAGAGAGGAAAACAAATGAACGATTTGAGCCTTGAACAAAAATTGGACATGGCCGAAATCCAATTGTTAGTCATCCAAGGAATGATTGCGAGACTAAACCTCAAACTGACCACCCTACAAATTCAGAATAGAGAATCAAATGGCTGACCAACTGTATCGAGTCCAATTCAAACCGGAAACGGTCATGGTTTACGCAGATGACCCAACCGATGCAATCCACAAAGCGCGCAACGAAATTGGAGCAATTGTTCGCCCGGCATCAACCGATGAAATGTTGGAATGGATGAGCATTGAACTGACCAAAATGATTGGCGAAGTTGACCGAATCGAAAAGCATTTCAAAGGCGATGATTGTGAATAGAGTCTGCATCAACGAATGCATGAAAGGCCATCGGGCCGAATGCGAGGAAACAGAAACGCACAAATCATGTCAACCGGCTGAGGCAACTCGCGGTTTGCTTTGTGAAAAGTGTTTCGAATCTTTGCAATCGGCTTTGACCGATGCGCCTGAGATTGTTCACCATTTGCGGAACATTTTTGGCATCCTTTCAAGCCGCGCCAAGGATGGTTCAAAGCGCACTCGCCGCGAACCACCGGCCCCAATCAATCTCTCGGCATTTGAGTTGTCCGAAAACATTTTCGAAACAATTGTTGGAATCAAAATCAAATCCAAAGATTCGGCCTCGCATGTTGTTTCTGAGTTGTCAAAATCGGTGGATGAGAAGTTGCAATCTTTTGAATCTTTCGTGAATGATGCTGAGGTGAAACATGTTTTGCCGGTCATCAAGATTGTTCGTGCCGCAAAGAAGTTGTTTCCGATGAGTGAGGTTGAGCAAAAAACGGCGATGCCTTGCCCTGAGTGTGATTTGTTGACAATTTACACACCGCCGCAGTCGTTTGGGGATGCTATGAAAGTTTCTTGCCAATCATGCGGTTTTGAAGTGCCACCTGACAAGATTGCGTTTTACGCGCACCTAGCCGAAAAGGGAAAAAAATGAAAGTTGTTGTTTGGTCTACTCCGAGTTGCGTTCAATGCATGCAAACAAAAAAACAGTTTGAGAAAAACGGTGTGATTTTTGAGGAAATGAATCTTTTGGACCATCCTGAGAAGTTGGATGAGTTCAAGGGAAAAGGTTTGTTGCAAGCCCCGATTGTTGAGGCCGGGAATGCCATTTGGTCGGGTTTCCGTTTGGACAAAATCAAGAGCGTGGTTCACAAGTTGTTTGGTGAGTCAGTTGGAAAGTAAAAAGGTCAAATTTGGTTGGTGTTTGACCGGGCATCATGAGATTTGCATGTTCATCATCACCGATTACATTTGCAGTTGCGATTGCCATGACCTGAAAGGAAAAGATGACAAAAAAACAAACGCATGATGCGGTGAATTACCCGGCACATTACACATCGGACCCATCCGGCATCGAGGCAATCCAAATCACACGCCATCGCAATTTCAACATCGGCAACGCCATCAAATATCTTTGGAGGGCCGGATTGAAAGATGACAACAAACACATCCAAGACCTCCGCAAAGCGGTTTGGTATATCGAGGATGAAATCCGCAGATTAGAGGAAACAAAATGATTTATTACCAAGATGAGTTCATCACCCTGCATTTGGGCGATGCGTTAGAGGAAACCCAATGGACCGAGGCGGATGTTCTAGTTACTGACCCTCCATATGGAATCGCATGGGAGGCCAATTCGCTAGTGATTGGCAAAAAGGCAATCCGCGATGCATCAACCCAATCAATCCAAAACGATGAATCGTTGGAGGTCCGAGATGCGGCCTTGGCTCTTTGGGGAAAGAAAAAGCCGGGGATTGTTTTTGGCACATGGAAAAAAGCAAGGCCAGAAAATACCACCAACGTTCTTATTTGGCACAAAACCGGGAAAACCAAAGGCGTTCTCAATCACCCATTTTTTAGCATCCATGAAGAAATCTATACGCTGGGAACTGGATTCGTTGGGGAACCTTTGGCATCGGTAATTACTACTCATGAGTTCCGCCCGGCGCATGTTCAAAAGGTTGGACACCCGACACCGAAACCAATTGACTTGATGGAAAAGTTGGTAGCAAAGACCACCGGCCTAATCGCTGACCCATTTGCCGGGTCCGGTGCAACACTCATCGCCGCAAAGAATCTCGGCCGCAAAGCCATCGGAGTCGAACTGGAGGAAAAGTATTGTGAAATCATTGCAACACGTTTGAGCCAATCGGTGTTTGACTTTAGTCAGTTGGAGCCGGTGCAAGAAAAAGAGAAGTTTGAGCAAGGGAGTTTCATTTGATTCGCGAGGAAGTTTTGACAATTAGAGCGGCGGCCGCACGAATCGGCAAGTCTGAGAAAACAATTTACAATTGGATAAACGCCGGACACCTGACACCGCTGAGACAATTTGTTTTGTTGTCTGAATTGATTTTGGTTGAGCGTGAGATGTCTCAGAAAAGAGGCAGACCGCGAAAATCCGACACGCCGCAAATCGTTTCAAATGTTTCAGACTGATATGGTATGCTCAGAGCATCGCACAGGTGCATCATGACTTTTTCATTCCCCAACATAAAACAAAATAAAGACATCCGCAAAGTCAATAAAGGTTGAGAGGAACCAAAATGTTATTAGATGGATTGAATCCACCCCAAAAGGTATATCCTTGCAAGGTGCGCGACACTTATGAAATTTTAGAGGACAAAGACCGGGCCATCCTCCATGATGCCATTGGCAACATCGAGGGTTGGGGAGCAAAGACGCTCTCAAACGAACTGGCCAAACGCGGCCTCACTCTTTCAGATTTGAGTATCACTCGACACCGCAGAAACATTTGCTCATGCGGCAGAGGCAAAGATGCTTGACAACTTGCACTCGGCTATGAAACCTGAGCCATCGCCTTTCGGCAGACCTGCCATTGAGTTTGATGGCCTTGAGGGAACGGCAACGACACCCGGCATAGCCGAGGGCATTGATTTCACCGATTTTCTAACAGAGGCCGGATATTCCCCCGACAAATACGAAGTCATCGGAAATCCTCGAACCTCAAGATGGCAACGCTATGACGGCGAATGGCTGACCTCTTACCGGTTCACCTTTCGCCTAAAGCCTGACAATGCAATTGCATTACCATTGCTCTACAAAGAAGCTAAGAAAACAAAGCCAGCCAAGCCAGCGGCCAATAACTCTGACAAGGTTCTAGTCATTGCCACCGCTGACTATCAGGATGGAAAGGTTGCAAGCCGAGGCAACAGCCAAGACCTAGTGGCTCGCCTAATGCACTCATTTGACAAAATTGCTAGGCATCTAAAAAAGAATAAGTATGACCACATCTACATTCTTGACGCTGGTGACATAATTGAGAACTTTGGGAATGCTGCCAACCTGGCCCAACTTCAAAGCAATGACCTCAGCATCATGGATCAGATAGATTTAGCGGCAACCCT